ATACATTTGAAGGTTTACTATCGTCTCCAACATCTTCATTCTGTTGTTGGTCTTGTAAGATTGTAGGTATCTCTATGTGTGGTAATGAACCAACTACGATTGGTGTTTGTGATTGGTCTCCGTCCATAAAGAAACCAAAGACTAATGCATTTGCTTGTAGTTTGGGTACTTTACCAATACCAGACATTCCACCTTCGGTAGTAGGAAGAACACATTGAGCCCAAGGCAAATCTTGTTGTGGTAATAAGTATGTTTCTGGGGAATGTAGTCCGTGTACTCTTATTTTTACTCGTCCTTCAAAACCAAAAGGTGGACTTGCATCTATGACAGTCGCAATAAACCAACGGACATTGTCTCCGTAAAACTCACTAGGTATGGGATTATCATAACTCATATTATTCTTTTACCCCTTAGTATTCTTCTTTCAGAGTTAGAGTTCTTTTTGATATTTGGTTTTTGTTTTGCACCCCTACCTGATAACTGAGACTCTTTAGTACCTTTTCTTTCTAGTTTAGATACTGACATTGCAACTTCATGTGAAGTTTCTCTAAAGGTATGTCTTAAGTCGTGAATTAAATAATGTCCAGATTTATTCTGGTCAAGTGTATTGTCTTCGTTTGTAGCATTTTCTGTGTTATCGTTTCTTATATTTAAATTAACAATATCACCCACTGCAGCTTTACCCACCAAGAATGCAGTGCCTGGAACTACAACAGTTCTCATATTTTTAAACAATAAGTTTTTAACCGCAGTACCTTCTAGTTTCTTTAAATGCAATGGTTTATCGTATTCATCGTGATATGATTTATACTCTCCATATGTACCACTTGATACTACATTGTGTATAATAGAACTACGATATTCGTTTATAGGTTTATCTTTTAATTTAAACTTATCATCAAAAACATTCTGAAATCTTTTGTCAATTGTACCTTCATTACTTAGATTAGTCAGTAGAGTATCGATATCATATTTCTTCATGAATATCTGTCCAGTATTTAAGTTCGTGACACAATAGTCTGCACTTATACTTCCTGCTTGTGCGAGTGCAAGTGTATCCGAAGTTCCCCTTTCTTCAATAGTTTTTATAGTAAATCCTTGTGCGAAATCATCTTGAGTTTCCGCAACACTTATGTTTGCACTGTTATAAGTGTAAGGTAATTTGTGATTAAATGCTTGTTGTTTTAACATCACATCTAAATTACCAAGTCTTAAATTATCATCGTGAATGGTTGCCCAAAGATAAAAAGGAGAACCCGTCTTTGTGGTTGCTCTGGATAATAACCATGTCATTGCGTCTATGGGATTTAAATTAGGAACAATAACTCGCATCTCAGTTTGTACTGAGTCAATGATTTTTTCGTCTGCGTCTAAAGTATACGATACATCTATGTCTTTGTCAAGTTCTTGTGCGGATATTTTTGCAATAATATCTGATAATGTTCCTCGATACGAACTTCTTAGTCTTTGTACTTCTGAGATATATGCATGTTCGTCTATTAAAGAGAATAAGAAAACACTTGCATTATCTTTAGCCTTTATTTGTCTATCAAGTCCTACCATGATAAATGTTCTTTCAAACACTGGGTCAACATTTTTACCCATACCCGCAATTTCGATTTTTATTCTTTCTGTACCGTCAAAATTTATTATTTCAAATAAACCTTTATCATCAATAATTGAGATAGTTGCAGTTAAATAAGGATTTTCTAAACTTTCATAAATGTTTAAATCAATGACGTTTGCTTTTACATCATAAAATTTTCTGTCAAATCCACCAAACCTATCTGCAGATATATGACATTTAGTTATAGAAAATTGTGAAGATTGTGACATAACATTATTGTTTCAATAAACGATTAAACTCAGATACAACTGTATCAATCGAGTCGGGTTTGATTACTATTATTTGTTTTAAAGAGTCATTCTTTGCTTCCATTCTTTCCCGAAAAGTGACTGGAACAAGTCCACTGGTGTTTAAATTATGTGGGTCAACATCTACTTGTACACCGTCTGTGTTTTCATAATGATGTATTGCATTGTATTGTTCGGTTTCACTAGTAGTTGTTAATACTTGAAATACTCCATTTATATCTGTATATCTAAGTTGTTCTCCACTAGTAAATTTAGTTCCAGATATTGTTTTGATAATAAGTTGTCCTAAGTCTAGATTTCTTTTAATTATTGTACCAGTTGTACCAGAAGTTGCTCCCTCTACTACTTGTCCTACTGGAAACAATGCACCAATGTCATCTGCAGTCACTACTGTTCTGTTTGGATACTTAGATATTGCAGCTTCTAATAATCCACCAGTATCTACAGGCCACCCACTATATCTTAGGTCATCGTTCATTAAATAAAATGTCCAATAGTAATCTATACTTCCATATAATTTAAAAGATAAACTATCTGGTCTATCTCCCCCAACAATTGTATATCTGTTTAGAAATGCTACTTCTTGTTTTATCTTATCAATGATATCTACATATTCTGTTAAATTATTAAATAGAACTGGGTCTTCTCTATTACCAAAAGAATATGGAACAAATTTAAAATTTTTAAAATAATTAGTACTCATTAAAATCCACCCTCTACTAAATCGTTTTTCGCAAGAGTTCTTGTTTCTGTAAATGCAAGAGACATATCTATTTCTCCAAATTCTCCGTTAGCATGCATTGATTGATTGGAAGGATTAAAAGTAGTTGTCACATCACGTAGATAACAAGGTAAGATTTTTGGTGCATTAAAGTTTTCTCTTTCATTGTATAATATTTTTAAATGAAATCTTTTTGGAAACTTATAACCAATAGATGCTGTTTGGTCACCGATATTAATGTTAATGTTTTCTGGATATAAATTATGTCTGAAAAATTTAATAATGTCTTGTACTGTATCGTGTTCTTGTTTTGATAACGGGATAAATTTAAATTGAAATGCAAATTCTCTAAGTGCAACTGATTTAAACAATGACCTAGTATTTGGATTTAAAGTCACACCAGATGCTTGTTTTACTGCAAGTGCAGTTCCCTCTCCACCTAAATATTTCGATACACTTAGTTTAGTCATTGCAAGTCTTGCTAATTCTGGTGCTTGTGAATTTTTACTCATAAGAGATGATGCAGTCGCACCGACACCACTAAGTAAACTACCGATTAGACTTGATGATGCATTACCACCTGCTTCTGCAAGAGCACCAGCTGCACCTAAGTCTGCATTCTCGTATGATGCAGTATCACGAAATGGAATTGCTTGTGGTAAATATAATTTTACAGGCGGAGACGTTGTGATAAGTGGTGGATTGGACTCATTTATTTTTCTAATTATAGGTTTGAATTCTGACTTTTCTCCTTTAGTATCTTCTGCATCTTCCTGATTTTTTATATCATCTGTTCCATTTTTTCCCTCACCATTTCCTTCACCATTTCCTTCACCATTTTCTTCACCTTCTACCGTTTCATTTTTACCAAATATAGAACCAAACCCTATCAATGCACCTAAGTCTACGGGTTCTTCATCTATGATACCAAACTGAATACAAGACTTATAATCTTGAGTATCATGAAAAGGATATTCAAGTCTATCTGGTTTAGAGACTGCAGATGCTTCTGGTAAGTCATCAAATAATAAACCACCGATAAATTTCTTTCCGAAGTTTGCGACTTTGTTCCCGAAGTTCTTTGCTTTTTCTGACATGTATGTTCCCTATAAATACTTTATAGTTCTATTTATACACGAATGAAGACATACAAAGGAAGATATAAAGTAAAAAATACAAAAAAGTATAAAGGTGATTATGAGAATGTCATCTTTCGTTCTCTATGGGAACGCAATTGTTTTCGTTGGTGTGATGAAAATCCAAAGGTACAATCTTGGAGTTCCGAAGAAGTTGTTGTCCCGTATTTCTATGAAGTGGATAAAAGATATCATAGATATTTTCTTGATTTAAAAATAACATTTAAAGAAGGTAAGACTATACTGGTAGAAATAAAACCAGACTCACAAACCAAACCACCCAAAAAAGGAAGTAGAAGAACCAAGACATTTATTAGTGAAGCTGCAACATATGTAAGGAATATGAACAAGTGGGACGCAGCTAATGAGTTTGCAAAGGACAATGGGTATGAGTTTCAAATCTGGACGGAAAAAACTTTAGAGTCTATGGGTATTCTACCAAAATCTATGAAACCACTAAAACCTTTCACAAATAGGAAAAAATAAGTATAAATAGAAGTATGTCAAATATATTCCAGAAGTTAGAACTTGCGGCTTTTAGAAATCAAATTACTCCGAGAACTAAAGAGAGTAGAGAATGGTTTATGAAGAAAGCACAAACCATGCGTGGTATAAACCGTGACGAGTTAATGAAAGAAGAACCTTTAAAAAGGGGTGCTCGTAGAATTATTGGTTCTATGCAGATGTTTTTCTATGACCCGAAATACAAAGAGACCTTACCATACTATGATAGGTTTCCTTTGTCAATTATACTAAAACCCGCAAAAGGTGGTTTTCTTGGATTGAACTTACATTATCTACCACCTATACTTCGTGCTCAGTTTCTTGATGCACTTATGGATAATGTCACAAGTAAGAAAAGTGAAGATGCAAAATTTGAATTGACCGTAAAACTTCTTGCAAGTACTTCAAGTTTAGAATTCTATAAACCATGTATCAAACATTATTTGAATGAACATGTAAAAAGTAAGTTCGCAGAAGTAAAAGCACCAGAGTGGGAGATTGCAACCTTTTTACCAACTGCACAATTTGAGAAAGCAGACAAAAGAAAAATATACGCAGACAGTAGGAGAATGTTAAGATAATGGCATATAAAATAGATGACATGTTAGCAACCGTAAAAGCTGGAGACGGTCTTGCGTTTGCAAATTTATGGAGAGTATTTTTACCCCCGATTGGTGGAGTAAACTCTACAGATTTAAATACACTATGTAAAGTTGCAGTAATGCCTGGTAGACAAATATTGTCAACGGAAAGAATAATTGGAATTCATACAAACAAAGTTGCGTACGGATATGCAAGTGAAGATGTTAATTTAACCTTTTATTGTTTAAATGATATGCGTGTAAGAGATTACTTTGAGAACTGGCAAAACCTTGCAGTCAACCAAGAAACCTCAGAAGTAGGATATTACAAAGATTACACTTTTGACGTGGTCATACAAACACTTAGAAAAGGTGCAATCAATCCTTTGATTAGACCTAAGAAACTATTTGATAATCCTTTACCAGACCCAATCAAAGACCTGATACCACCTATTGGCCCACTTGATATTGCAAACGGTGTCTTTGACCCAGGCCTAATTGCGGACGGTGCTCAATATCTTGCAGATGCGGTGACCTATTCAACTAAATTATTAAATGCATATCCCACTACTTTAAACTCATTTCAATTGAGTAATGACTTAGACGGATTACTTGAAGTGAACGTACAACTATCGTATAAGAAATATGAAGTGGTAGAAGGTAATACTAAAGACAGAGCATTAGAAGCAACTGGAGTTAAGGATAAAT